AGTTAAAAACAGAATTTATTCAGAATATTTAAAATATTTTAATTTAAGTGAGCAAATTATTTGTGTGAATGCAATAGAAAGTAATTTACAAAATAGATTGAATGGCTGCGATTATGATAGTGATAGTATTTTAGTAACTGATAATAAAATTTTAGTTGAAAAAGCTAAAATGAACTATGATAAATTTTTAGTTCCAGTACCAAATATACCTTCTACCAAAATTAAAAGGTATAATAATTATAATCATAAAAATGATTTAGACGACAAAACTTCGGTGAATAAAATAGGGGAAATAGTTAATTATTCTCAAGTATTAAATTCTCTTTTATGGGAACTAAAAAAAGAAGGCAAAGATTATAGTAGTGTTTATAATGATATTTGCATATTAGCTGTAATGAGTGGTATAGAAATTGATAAAGCTAAAAAAGAATATTCGATTAATAATGAAATGGCATTAAAAGAATTGAAAACTAAATATAAGTATATTATTGATAAAAAACCTATGTTTTTTAGTTATTTGCCAAATAAATTTATTTTATTCGATCAAGAAATTTTATCAAAATGTTATAGAAACTATGAAACCTCTATGGATTATTTAGAAAACTCTATAAACAAAAATCAAAAAAAAATTAGAGCGCCTAAAGAAGAAAAAATAACGATTGGTGAATTAGTTAATAATAATGATTACATCATTGAAAGGAAAGATAAAATAAAAGCTAGGAGAGTAATTAAAGAGTGCGAGATATTAAAAAATAAAAGTGATTTAGTATGGAGCAATCCTACTTTAAGTTCTCAAGAAAAATATTTTACTACTTTAGAATTACAAGACGATTTTATTAAGAAAATAAAAAGTAAAAAGTTAACAAAAGAAGTTATATGTTTTATTCTTAAAAATCTTTCTACTAAAATACAGAGGAAAATGTTATTTACTCTTTATCAAACGAATCCTCAACAGGTAAAAGATTTATTAATGGATAAAAAGAAAAAAATAGAAATAATAAAAAGAGACGATAATGGCGATATCATTTTATATCAAAAAAAGTTTAAAAAAATACAAAAACAATAATATTTTTGTGCCATTTAGTACATTTGTTTTCCCTGAAAAAGGATGAATTCATCTATATAAAGCATGTTGTCAATAACGGTTATTATAGGAGAGAAAGGAATTATTATGAGAGAATTAAAAAGAGACGAATTAATATCTATGTTATCTATAAAAAGTGGCGTTACAAAAAAAGAAACCGAAAAGATTTTGAAATCTTTAGATTTTGTTGTTTATAATTCTATTATTCGTGGTTTTATGGTTAGAATTCCTGGCATAGGAAAATTTGAACCTAAACCAGTAAAAGAAAGAAAAGAAGCTCGTAATTATGGTGGGAAAGATTTCTTAGGAAATGATATTATTATTCCACCCACTCCAGCTTTTTGCAGACCTTCTTTTAGTTTTGTTAACCAGTTTAAACAAAAAGTCAAAGAAGCAACTACTGGAAGAGTTTATGAAAGAAAGGAAGATAAGAATGGCTAGGCCATTAAGAGAAAAAGAATTATATAGAGCAATTACTAAGCATGCAAAAAGTAATGATATAAGACAAGGAGAGAAATATTATAATGCTCTGTTTTCTGTTATTGTATCAGAACTATCAGCTGTTGGCGAAATTAATTTGCCCAAAATTGGTAAGTTATTAACCCACAGAACAGGTGGGGAAGAGAAAACTTTTAGAAATCCATTAACCGGTGAAACTTTTACTAAATTCGTTGAACCAGGATATTTAATTAGTTTTCAATGTTCTAATCAATTAAAAGAACTAATTAATGGGAAAACTAAAAAACCATTGTCCAAAAGTGATCCTAAATATCAAAAGTTGAAAAGAGACATGGAAAAATATAAAGATTTACAAGCACAAACAGATATATTAAAAATGTTGGATGAGTTACAAAACGAAGAAAAGGAGGAATCTTAATTATGGAGATAAATAATGATTCTTCTATTTTTTCTAAAATTTTTAATTTAACTCAGAGTGTAAGAAAAGGCGAAATTACATACGAGGATTATGCCTCTTTATTGGATAGTAATTATTCTATAGATACGTTGCGTAAGTTTTCTTATGTTTTTTCTGAAATTTTTTCGAATATAGATCAAGAAAATATAGACTTATCTACTGAATTAAAAGATTTAAAAGAAGAAATAATTAAAGAACGACAAAAGCTACAATTGGTCAGAACTGATTATAATGCTTCTATTCGTTATGATGCAAGAAAAGAATTATTTAATGAAATGGTTTTAGATTCTATAAATAAATTAAAACCTATCGAAGTTAAAAAAACCGTCTTTTCTAATAGAACTCCTGAGAAAACAGGAGTTTTATTTATATCTGATGAACATTATGGAAAAGATTTTAAACTTTATGGATTTTATAATGAAGTCGTGAATGAATATTCGCCTAAAATATTTAAAGAAAGAATGTGGAATCTTTTATCAAAAATTAATAATGATATTTTTGATATGGGATATGAAAAATTAATAGTGTGTGATTTAGGGGATAATATAGAAGGAATTTTAAGAGCTACAAATTCATTGCGTAAATTAACAGTAGGAGTAGTTGATTCAATAATAGAATATAGCGAATTTATTTCTATATGGTTGAATGAATTATCTCAACGTTTGGAAATACCAATAGAATATCAT